AACTTTATGAGATAACTTTGGCATTGTTTCAAAGAATTTTTCTATTTCTTTGAATTGACTAGAATTCAATTGATCTAAGAATTGAGATAATTCTTTCTTAGTACAATCTTCAGCAGTCCAAGACTCCTCTTCAGAGTAAACCTGTTCAATGCAACTTGATATTAAATCAAAAGTATCATCAACACCCATCTCAGCAGAAGCAAAATTATTTTTTATAAACTCCATTAGAGATGGATACTTCATCCTGAGAGTATAATTATCATCCAATTTAATGTCTCTTGAATGATTTTTATCTGTAATAACTTTTATTGAATCAATGTTAATCGACTTTGGAACTTGTGTTTTCCCATCATCAGGGCAAGTTACCATCACTTCAATTTCTTCTCCAACAGACTTACCACGAATGTTTAAGAACAAATATTCAATATCAAATGTGGATAATTTGTCAACTTTTATACCTCTTGATATAATACAATGAGATATAACATCTTTGACTGCATTTGCAATCTGTGTACTATCCTGTGACTCCATCGCAAGAATTAAAATTTTCTCCTCTTTGACAAGAAAAGGTCTATATTTTATTTTTCTATTTGACGAAGGTAATACCAACTCATAAGTTGGGGTTGCAATTTTTGGTAAAGGCATGATATTCTAAGCACTTCAGTGTCATTATTTATAGGGGTTTTTTAAGTGTAAAAACCAGATCCTAAGTTACTACCACCAGCAGTTTCTACAGGATAACTTGTTGTAGAACCAGTCATACTTGTGTTTAAGTTAGATGTATCGCTATTTAATATAGTACTACTTCTCTTTGTCAATTGCATTAAATTGTTATACCTATCATTGTCACCATAAGAAACTGCTCCATCTTTACTTGGATTTCCAAATGCAGCACCTATATCATTAAAAGCTCTACCTAAATCTCTTGCTAATGATGATGATTCACCAGCGATATATCTATCATAACTAAATGCTGCTGTTGCTTTGAGTATTTGAGAATTTTGATATGACACTCTTGTTGAATTTAAAGATAGTGGAAACAATCCAACAAATCTATATTCAACAAATTGAGAGTAATTTTTTTCAAACTTGACAATACGAGTATCATTTGATTTATATTCATCTGGATAATTTAGTTGAAAATAATATGTGTCAGCAGAAACATCAGAGGTATTTCCTCCTGTTACATATTCCATCCAGTGTTCTAAAAATTTAAGTGATTTATATTCATTATCAACATAAAATTCTAAATTTATTTGTGTGAAATTACGTGTATGAGCAAATCTTTCAACCATGCCCTGATAATCTCCAACAGTATTTACTGCTGCTAATGCACTGCCAGGTAGCACAGCTCCAGAACACAATAATCCAGCGTCCTCTACAATAAATCTATCATTGATACCCTTCCTTCTCATCATTGATTTAAGAGGACTGTTTGGAAGTGCAAATTTTACAAGATAGTTTGCTGTTTGAGCTACATTCTGTATCTTTGGTAATATATCTGATATTCTTTTTGGTCTTGGTGCTGGCACTCTAAATATAACTATAGTATAGTTATTTAGATGTCTTATAAGGGAAAATACTATCCTTCATTTCCCAGAAAGTATAAAGGTGATCCTACTAACATCATTTACAGGTCACTTTGGGAAAGAAAGTTTATGGTATATTGTGATAAAAATCAAAATATTTTAGAGTGGGCAAGTGAGGAAATAGCAATACCTTATCGTTCTCCGATTGATAATCGAGTGCATAGATATTTTCCAGACTTTTACATGAAAGTAAGAGAAACAAATGGAAAGATAAAAAATTATGTAATTGAAGTAAAACCAGCAAAACAAACAAAACCACCAACCAAACCAAAAAGACAGACAAAAGGTTACATTCGTGAAGCATATGAATATGCAAGAAATCAGGCAAAATGGAAAATGGCAAAAGAATTTTGTGCTGATCGTCAATGGGAATTTAAAGTTGTTACTGAAAAAGAACTAGGAATATGAGTAGATTAGATCCAGTTATGAAAAATCTTGTCGGCACTGAAAGTCCTGATGATTTAGCACAGGAAATTTTAGGTGTATTGACAGAGGGAAGTAATGTTCCCGAAGCTGGAAACTTCTATGTCTTTGTATATAAACCCAAAACACCTAATATAGCATATGATGAACATCCTCTTGTCGCAGTAACAGATGTGTTTCAATGGGGTTTTCGTGGATTAAACTATCATTGGGGTGAAATGAGACAATATACTTTTCCAGAAGTGGTGGGTGGATTGTATAAAGTAGATGAAATGGAGTTAAGAGATTTAAGAACTCTACCTTTTGTCAAAATACGTCTAAATAGTTAAAAAATTAGGTCGATATGTCAAGTAATCGCAGAGCGAATGCCTCTAGAAATAGAAGAGAAAGAAATGGTAATCTAACTAGAGCAGAGTTAAAGAAGAAATATGGTTCCTTTGGTTCTTTTCGTGAAGATCCTGAAGAGAATAGGCAATATCAATTAGATAGTGGAGCACTTAAAAGTAAAATGCAGGGTGATCCAAAAACGACTGCAAAGTCTAAATTTATGGGAAATTCTGGCACTGTTGGTGACTTTAAACAAAATCAAACTAATCAAACTAAATCTAAAAAATTAAATCCATCTTATTTGAGTTATCCAGTAAGAAGGAACGCTAGTGAAGAAACTGGAGATACGTTATTAATTAAATGCTTAGAATATTCTCCACCTAAAACTGGTCAAGGTTTAGGAATTTCTTTTGACGAATTAAAATATGATAAAGGTGAGGGATTTAAAGGAACAATAGGTAATGAAAAAATTAATATTAAAGGTATAGAAGGAAAAACTGGAGAGGCTGGATATCGAGGAGTAAATCTACAACTTCGATATAGTGAAGCAAACTCAAGAATGAGAAATAAAAATGTCGATGATAAAATTACAAAATATTATGTTGAGTTACCAATTCCACAAGAGGTAAATGATTCCAATAGTGTAACTTGGGGAGAGGATAGTATGAATATATTTCAATTAGCAGGATTAGCTGCAGCTCAAAATTTTATGAGAGCACCTGGCAGAACATTTCAAGAAATTGCTGAATCATTACAAAAAGGTGTGGATCTTGGAGGTACGCTTGATGATGATACTAAAAATGCAGTATTAGCAGGTATAAGTGGGCAAGCGATAAATGCTTTGGGTGGTAATGTAAGTGCTTCAAGTGTTATTGCCAGATCAACTGGTCAAATTTTAAATAATAATCTTGAATTATTATTTCAGGGTGTTAATTTAAGAACATTCCCTTTCAGTGTTACTTTCTCTCCAAGAAATTATGAAGAAACAGAAAGAGTTAGACTCATCATAAGATATTTGAAACAGAGTATGTCTGCTAAAACTGGTACAGGTGGAGGAAGTGCATCGGGAATATTTTTAAAATCTCCAGATGTATTTTCACTTCGTTATATGCATAATGGTGGCGATCATCCATTTTTAAATAGTTTTAAATTATGTGCTTTAACAGGTATGAATGTAAATTATACTAGTGCTGGAACATATGCAAGTTACTCAGATGGGACACCAGTAAATATAAGATTGAACATGACATTCAAAGAACTAAATCCAGTTTACGCAGAAGATTATGATGGTGGCGATGCAGGAGGAGGAGTCGGTTACTAATGAGTTACTTCAGAGAATTACCAGATATAGCATATCAATCACCTTTATTACATAAGAATTCTTCAACTGATTATCTTATTATAAAGAATATATTTCGCAGATCAAAATTATTTGATTATTTGAAAGATAATATTTTATTGTTTAATAAATTTGTTATAGGTGATGGTGATCGCCCAGATACCATCGCTGAATCTTTATATGATGATGCAGGTTTAGATTATGTTATTGTATTAGTTGCAGGTATTACTAATATTCATAATGAGTGGCCACTTCAAGATTATCAAGTATATGAATATACACTTGAAAAGTATGGTTCAGAAGCAAAGATGAACGAAATTCACCATTACGAAACTTTTGAGATAAAAGATGAAAAGGGAAGATTGATATTACCATCAAATTTAATTGTAGATGAAGATTTTAAAATTGATGGCACTGCTTCAAAATACCCACGAACTACAAGGTATACATTGAATTCAGACGCAGGAAATAAACAACTCGATGACAAGGATGAATTTTCTGTCAAAACAGATAATATCGCATTTCCAATAACTAATTTTCAGTATGAGATAAACGAAAATGAAAAGAAAAGAGAGATAGATGTTCTAAAACCATCTTACGTAGGCAGTTTTGTAAATGATTTAAGAGATGTTGTGAGATATTCAAAGAGTTCTAGTTATATAAATTCTACCCTTGCTGCAACAGAAAATACAAACGTAGTCAATCCTTAACTGTATAATTAAAATTTATTACTAATCTTAGATGATTATTTGTGCAGGATGTTCCTGTATGTTTTAAAGTTGAAGGAAAAGTAACTAATCTATTTTCCTTTGAATTAACAATCGTTCCGTCTTCAAATTCAGTAAATCCGTCGCAGTTATTAATATAAAAAATAGAAGTTCTATGATTGGGTTTGGCATCTAAAATGTCAACATGAAACCCATGTTTAATTATATTATCTGTTCTAGTTAATAAATTAGTTTTTATATGGTGAATATCTAATATATTTAATTTTTCTAAAATTGGATGTAATTCACTGAAAAAAATAGATTCATTATGATCTTGACCATGAAATATATGACAAAATTGAAAATTATATTTGTGTGTATCTGCTAATTCGTCCTCTAAAACCTGACTAAGAAACCAAGGAAAATAGTCACTTAGAAGCATAGTCCTTATATGATGAAAATTTTGTTCATCAATAAAATTATCAACAATTTTTATATCCATAAAAAAGTGGGGTCAAATGACCCCTATTTAAAAATTAAATTAATCCAAGCTGCAATTACAAGTAAGGTAAGGCAGATTTGATTATATTTCATTACTCCTCTGCAAGTTTAGCAAAGTAGGATAACGCATCATCCTCTTCTTCTGCTACAGCAGAAGTGGGTTTTGAAACAGCAGCAGTTACTAACTCTTCTGCTTCTCCACGATCAATGTCCTCTTCCTCGAATTGTGGTGCAGCGGACTTCTTGTTACCAAGAACATAGTCTAGTCGAGTCTTTAACTCATCATAAGTCTTGAACTGGTCTGGTGCAACAATTTCAGCGAGTGAAAACTGTTTCTTCCAGAGTGATTCCATTGCATCGTCATCATTAAGTAAAGGACTTGGTGCAGCAAATTCAGAACTATCATAGTTTCTGTATCCTGCGACGTTTTTTGCCTTTAACTTGAAGTTAGCACCTTGCCAGAAATCGAATGGATCGATTGCTTCTTCATCCTCAAACTC